AGTGCTTTGTCTTGTATAACTTGTACCTGCCATTGTCTATCTCCGCGTTGATGGCATATAATCAATATACATACCGTTTACTGAAAAAGGTGGGTTCTTGTCGTCAGTGCGGATTCTAAAACTTACTGAGTATCCACCGCCTTGAACCGCTTGTCGAACTAGAGGATCGTTAGATGCCCCAAAAATAGTGTTGCTAAATGTTGATGTTCCAAAAATAGCAGGTGTTGGTACTGCTGTCATTATGTAATCTAATGGTTGAGGTACATCATCGTCCTCGTAATCGTATCTAACTCGTAATACAGGCTGTGCAATTCCTTCTGGACTAAAAGAGAGCTTCACGTATCGCATGTTTTTGCGAGTACCAAAGTCTCCAAAATCATAGTTAGGTGTTGTGTATGTAGCTCTAATGTCGGCTTCAGTATTTAAATGCAAGAACGAGTTACCTACATCGTGAGTATAAACGTATCCTTCGCTATCCCCGTGAAATGTTTTTTCTATTCCATTAGATGAAAAACCCGAAGTAATTGCTCTTGCTTGAATGCCAAATGTTTCTGACCATGCAAAACCTTGAGAGGTTAAAGAGCCTATAATACCTTTTGATTCTTTTGCGGCTTGTGTTAGAGTAGTATAAAATATTCTGTACTGTGATTTCTGACGCAATACAACGCTATCTACAATTAAATTTGAAATATCACTTGATACAGTCTCTACAATACTTTGTATCTGACGGCTTACTGATCCTAACTCAACGTCACCAATACGTGCTGTACCCGCAATAGTTCTTACGCCGTCAGGGCTTAGGAATACTAAGTCACCCGCTACTTCTTGAATTGTATGATTGTCTAAACAACCTACGTTTTTAGTTACAGGTTGTATTGCAATAGTGCTAGAGTTATTTATATTTGTAAGTTTATAGATACTGTTTTTACAGAAAATTACAAGGTCGGAACGGAAACCACGTACTCCAACTACTTTATCATCTAGCTTTATAGTTCCTGATCCACTGCTTGTAAAGCTATCAATGTCATCAGTTCCGCTATAGAAAATTGTGTTAGGATTATTTATGTCTCCTGCAACTACTAAGTGTCTGTCGTGTATTGTGCAAGTAGTTGGGTTAACAGTACCAGACACTGTTATTTCTTTAGCAAAGTATGTTCTATTAGTAAGAGCGCCAGAGCCTAGCATTTTAAAATAGAAAGGCTTGTTGTTAGAAGATTCATCAACGATTATAAGTTCGCCGTATGTAGTGTCGCCTTCATAGATAGCAAAGTTACACTGGCCTTGTGAAGTCCTAGCTAAAGCTGAACGACCTGTAAAGGCTGTGTGGTTGTCTCCACCGCTTGCAACACTAGCTTTGTTAATCTGCAACCACGTACTTCCATCAAGTGTAAAGTAAATGTTTGTTCCTGACGCGGCTACTAAACCATCAGCATATACAACTAAGCCCAAGATAGGGCTGTCAGTGTTTGGGTTAGCGTTACCAAACCTTTGGAAGCCGTTAATTCTACGGTATCCACCGTCTGTATCAACCTCAAAGTTTTCTAAGTTTGTAGCTAATCCGGGCTGTGCTAACATCTCAAACTGATTTAAATTAGTATTTAAACCACCTTTACACGAAAGACCAAAAGGCTGTGAACCTGCCATGTTATACGTATCTCATTCTGTCATCTTTCATATAGATAGGCGTTTGCCCCATTAGAATAAGCTTCATATTTTTTAAACCTTTTTTATAATCGTCATTCGAAAATGCGGCGGCTTGAGCATTGTCTTTAAACTGATGTACATAATATCTTGCTCTGTTTAAAAGAACAGAAGAATATGAATCAGGAAATGCTAAAAGATCTGAATGTGCTGATAGTGCAGTAGGTTGCACATACGCAAAGAACCAAACTTTATATACTTTGTCTGGTATAGGGCTAAGTCCAAACTTTCTATTGTCTGGACTTTTAATGACTCTGCTAGGAACACCGTATTCTTGTGTGTCAGCATCGTCTAAATTTTCTGATACTCTAAAGAAATCTTTCCATTCTTCAATAGTAGTAAACTTTAAATTGCGGCTAAGGTATGGAGGAGATTCTCCAGACACGCCGACTGTGGTCATATAGAAATTATCCCAATCTATATAACTATGATCTGTAGTAATAGAAGAACTTGCAGGTTTTAGTTCGTACCACCTAGTTCCTTCTACTGTATCTATAGAAGAATTACCGTACATTGGATCTGTCTCACCGCTGTCGGCCAAAGACAAGAAAGGCCATTGAGGTTCTTCATTAACAATGTCGAAATAAGCTCTGTTAAGAACATCTTTTACATGCGTCTGTATGCCTACTGAACTAGCAAACGAAGCACTTGTAAGTTCTACTTCATTTATCTCGCGTAAGATTTCATTCGCTAAAGTTAAAAAGGTTGTTGCCATATCTTATTGCGCCTTTGATTTAGTTTCAGTTTCTTTCTTTCCAAAGATAGCATCCCAGTTATCTTCGTATTTTTTTTTGTTTTCTGGCTTATACCAACTTCCTGTATCGCCTAATATCTTTCCTTTACTTCTGCCTTGTATCATTACAGGCTTTGTGTTGCTTCCAATTATTGCCATTATAACCTCTTAAAGATCAGGGGGCTTTTACACCCCCTTCTCTAATTGCTTACTTAGTCGATACCGTAGAACGCAGAAACAAGTGCGTCAGGGCGTAAAACTTTAGCACCATAAACGTGCAAACCACGACAGATGTCGCCAAAGCTATCTGGGTCACGAAGAACCTCAGTGCTTGTAATGGTCTGAGCCGTTGCAGTAGAACTCATGTGTCCTGCAAGGATCTGACCTGCGGCATTAGAAGTAGCAGGTACGTTGTTAGACTTGTACATATCAAAACCACGTAGCTTACCAGAAGATACCAATCCATTGCGGATTCCACCTTGTCCGGCGTTGAAGTCTACAGACATTAACTTAGAGCTAGATTGTCCAAGTTGCTCGTAGAAGCTAGGTGGTGCCAAGAACCAACGTCCTTCCTCTGGGATGTTTTGCTCGTCAAGAAGACGCGCCATGTGTGCCATGACATCCAAAGGATCATGCTCGTTAGAACCGAAACCAATGTCCAAGTTACCAGTGCCGTCAAGAGTTCCTGCGGCTAGGTCAGTAGCACTATCGCTACCAAGGATGTGGTTAGGGCTTGAAGCTGAAACACCTGCAAACATCTTAGCAATTACACCTGCGTCAAATGCGTCACGCAAAGCGTAAGCGGCAGATGAAGATGCAACTTCTTTAAAGTTTACGTGAGACATAGCTGTTTCAATATCATCAACTTTGAACTTGAATGCGTTAGCAATATCAACGATCAAAGTAGTTTCAATGTCAGTCAGCTTAGTCTGAGCTACGTCAGCGCCACGCTCATAAGCGGCTACAGTGATTACTGGCTCTTTGATGATCTTTACAGAGTCACCGAAACCTGTGATTTCACCACTGTAATCAGTGTTGGTAATTGCTTCAGCTACCGATGCCTTACGGAAGAAGTTAAGAACCTTCTTAGAAAAGACTGAGGGTAGGAAGAAGCTGTTAGTTTGACCAGTAACTGAGTTACCAAAGTTACCGTTTGTGTCTGTGCTTTGCTCAAATAGAGCGTCTGATGTGTTAAAAGCCATGTTATGTTACTCCAAAAAAAGACAATAATGTTTAATCTACTATCCTGCCTTCCATAATAGCTAGGTCAATATCGGCTTCATACTTGTCGAATTGAGCCATAGACAGTTTAGTGATTTCCCGTTGTGACCAAATCTTAGGCTCTTTGGAATCTATTTGAGTAGTTCTTGTAGATACCATGTCTGCCGCTGAAGATTTGGGGGCTTGTGATTTCTTTGTCTTCTGCTTACTTCCAATCTTAATACCATTTTCCATCTTATAAAGATCAATAGCTTTTATCGCTAATGAAACATTGTCTGGGTTTTCATAGATCCAACTTTGAATTGCTTCTGGTTGTTCTTTAGCCCATTCGTGAAACTTGTCATCGCCTCGTATATCCTCAAAATCAGGATGTCGAGAACGCAGTGTAGTCTCCGCTTCTTTACGTTGGATGTTTGCTTCTCGTTCTTCAAGAACAGACATCTTAGTTTTCAAAGCTTGTAGTTGCTGTTCACTTTGTAAGTGTGCAACGGTTTCTACAGTTTCATATAGATCAGGATACTGCTCTCTAAAATTTTCAAGATCTTCGGTTGACTTAGGCGGGGCATACGCAGGTTGCGTCTCTTGTGCCATCGCTGTAAGCTGTAGTTCTTTCTGTTTAAAATCAGCTATCTTCTGGTCGTAGTGCTTCTTTAGATCATCGTATCGTTTTTTATAATTTGTATTTCCTTTGGGAGCCTCTGCTTGTTCAGGGGCCGCAGAGCGGGTGGCCTGTGAAGGTTCTTCAAAGAAAAGCGTATCTGCTTTACCTCTACTTGGGGCATCTGGTGTGTGCCAGTCCTTCTTAGAGTTATACGGATTCGCAGTTGGTTCTTCCATTTGTTCGTTTGCAGTTGACATATTGATCACACTCCTGTTGGGGCTTGCTAGTCTTTCAAGGTGGCTATATTACTCGCGTTTGTAATATAGGGTCTTGATACTTCAAGGTGGCCTCTAGGTAAAAAAATAATAAAGGGTTCAGCGAACTGAAGTAGCTTTATCGTATACTTGGCATTTGGTTAGCAGAGATCATTTGTTTCTTAACCTCTTCTTCACTATCATACGAATCCATATCGTCTTCGCTTGTTAGACCTCCAAATGCTTTCTTCATTAAACCACCGTCATAGGCTTTCTCAGCATCGTCCATCATAGTTTGTAGCTGATCAGCGCC